CAATATAACCTTATTAAAAATTAGTATTATGACAGATCTAAAACAAAAATGGATTGATTGGTGTACACAACACCCAAACGACAAAATAGATTACAACGAATTTTTAGAAGAGCATCAATAAAAAAAACAATTTTTACTAAAATATAAAATTATGAATGACGACTATTTAAACTACGGCAATCCTGCATACGAAAACGATGAGGAATTTGAATGTACCGAATGTGGAACACCTGTTGACAAAGAATTTTCTGTATGTTCTGGAACTTGCTTTGAAGCATCAATGTTATAAAAGACAATGAAAATAATAATTAAACCAAACGGTGAGAGTAATGTTAAAGAAATTCTAATCTTTAACCCAGAAGGAGTATCTTATCATCATAGTGGTAAATACGCTAAAATGATAATGAACGGATTATACGAAGCATTAATAGAAGACTTTGTAGAAAATAAACACAGAAAAAACCCAAAAGACATAAAAAATAATGAAAATATTTAATAAATTAGAAACAGGAGTCTGGACGCATATAGATAAGGACGGACACGTACACGTATTTAGTAACGACGAATTTATAAAAATTAATCAAATGAGATCTTGGTGGTCTGGTGTTAGAAACAAATATTTTAAAATATGAAAATAAAATTATTAGACGATAAGCAGCACGATTACTGTGAGATCAAAAGTAAAATGTATGACGACGAATTTTACTATGGAGAATTAAATCAATTAGCATTAAGTAGTAGTAGTATTAAGCTGCTTGTAGACAGTCCAAAGAAATATTATTTTATTAATAAATACGGACAATCTGAAAGTCAAGGATTAAGAGACGGAACGCTGTTACATACTTTAATTTTAGAGCCAGACAAATGGGATCAATTTCATTTTGTTGACGTTGCTAGTAAAAATTCCAAAGCGTACAAAGAAGCCAAAGCAGAATTTGGAACTGTATATACTAAAAAAGAAAAAAGTGACGCAGAGCGTGTTGCAGATGCAGTGTTAAAAAACGAGTATGCACTACAACAAATGACAGATTGCGAATTTGAAGTACCTGTGTTGGGAGAAGTGTTAGGTATGCCATTTCGCGGTAAGGCAGACATTTTAGGCAAAGATAGGATCTGTGATATTAAGACCACAAGTGACATCAAAGGGTTTCCATATTCGGCACGAAAATACGGCTATGACGTTCAAGTATATTTATATTGCAATTTATTTAATATAGATTATAAAAACTTTAAATTTTTAGTTGTAGATAAAGGATCACTAGATATTGGAATTTGGGACGTAAGTGAGGACTTTTATTTAAAAGGAAAACAAAAAGTAGAGTTAGGGATTGAAACATACAAAGAATATTTTTATAAACAACCAGAGCCAGAGTTAAATAATTATATAATTAAAGGGACATTATGATAAACGATTTTGAAAAAATAGTAAACGAATTTAAAGACGAGTTTGGATTTGATTACTTCAAACAGACTAGGAAACGAGAATATATAGAAGCCAGATCCGTTGTGATAAATTACTTCTACAATTACAGGAAAATGGGTTTAACCGAAATAGCAAGAGCAATTGGAGAAACATCTATGTGGAAACCAAACCACGCAACAATATACCACTCGCTTCAAAACTATGATGTGTACACACGATACAATAAAAACCTTGACTGTATTTTAAAAAAAGTATTAGGGACATCAAGTGTAAAAGATATGAAGACATACATACAACATACTGTTGAAAATTTAGACGACAACACAGTAAATGAAATGTTTAAGACTGCTTCAAATACATACGAAACAAAGTTAAGTAAAATTGAAAACGAATTTAATAAATAAAATTTTTTGTAATGCAAATAGAAAAAGTAGCAATCAATAAAATAAAGGGCAACAAAGCAAATCCTAGAATAATAAAAGATCATAAATTTCACAAGCTAGTTAAGAGTTTGCGAGAGTTTCCAGAAATGTTACAATTAAGACCAATTGTAGTAGATGAGACTATGACAATACTTGGTGGTAATATGAGGTATAAGGCTTGTTTAGAAGTAGGAATGGACTATATATATATACTGAAAGCGACAGGACTAACAGACGAAAAAAAAAATGAGTTTATGTTAAAGGATAATGTAAATTTTGGAGAGTGGGACTATGATATGTTAGGTAACTTTTTTGAAGTAGATCAGTTAATAGATTTTGGAATTAATGTTTTGTTTTTTGGAGACGATACAGAAGATGTTAGCAAAGAAGACAAAGAAATGATTATTAAAGATATGGAGTTAAAATTTAACGAGCATCACGACTATATTGTATTTCTGTTTCACAACTCTAACGACTGGATCAAAGCTGTATCAAAATTAGATCTGGGCAAAGTACCTGTTAGTTTAAGTCCAAAGACAAAACAAATAGGATTAGGTAGAGTAGTAGATTCTAGTAAATTAATTGAACTATTAGATAAAAAGTAATGAAAGTAACAAAAGTAATATTAAGCAGAGGAAGGCACGATACTATAACAACCCATAAGATACTAACAGATTTTGATTTAGTAGTACCACAAAGCGAATTAAACAAATATAAAGACGTTGTAACAAATGCCAACAATATTATACCAATACCAGACAACGTAGAGGGGTTAGGAGCAGTTAGAAATTGGACACTGGATCATTACGACAGCGAAGTAGTAATAATGTTTGACGACGATATTAGCCATTTTTATTCGTTGCTGAATATGAAAGCAGAGAAAATAAAAGACAAAGATTTAATTAATACAATAATACTTAATTGTGCATCAAATTGTATAGAAGCAAAGGCATCTGTTTTTTCATTTAATCAAGTTAAAGGAGACATAAGGAAGTACAGGCATACAGATCCTTTTAATCTAAAAACTTGGAGTGGCACAATAATGGGAGTAGTTGGACGTAAATACAAATTTACAGAAATAAACAAAACCAAAGTAGATGCAGATTATAGTTTGCAGTGCTTACTTAAAGACAGGATTGTTTGGGTAGATCAAAGATTTTCATTTGAATGTAAAAGAGATAACAATAAAGGTGGCAACAGCCTGTACCGAGATCAAAAGACAATCGACAATGAAATTAACTTTTTAGACCAGAAGTGGGGTAAGTACATAATTATTAAGCAGCACGAAAATATTTATAGCTTAAAACTAAATGTGGAACGGACACAAAAAAACACGATATGATATTTTTTTAATAACTATTTTTTACCTATATTTACAGTATAACTTTAAAACAAAAGACAAATGAGATTACAAACCAAAAGAGGATATGAATTACTAGACTGTGCTTCTGCCTTACAAAAATCAATTAGACGTGGCGATTACAAAATTGCAGGATATTTTGCTCACGAACTTGTAGCATCAAATTATTACAATTATGTTTGGAAACGATTACTAACTGTTGCAGCAGAGGATTGTTACGGAATTATATCGACAGAGATCGAAGCTTTGCACAATAGCTTTAACTTTATTAATAAGAATAGGAAACGAGGGGACAAGATCAAAGGACGGATATTTTTATCAAAAGCTGTTATTATATTATGTACGGCTAAAAAATCCAGAGAACCAGATCATTTACAATGCCTTGTTTATGACAAAAAAATAGGAATTACAGATTTAGAAATTGAAAACGAATTAACAACAATAGACGATATTAATGACGTTTACGAACTGCCAGATTATACATTTGACGTTCACACAAAAACAGGACGGATAAACGGAAAAACAAAAAAAGATTTTTTCAAATCCGAACATTTAGCCTTGTTTCCACTAGAGCCGTCATTGTTTGACTCGTACCCAGATAAAATGGAATAAATATGAACAAAAGTGAACACATAAAAAAGCAAATAGTTGCAGCACTCGAACAAAGTTTGGGTGTTGTGTCTTCTGCTTGTCGTAAAGTAGGTATAAGTCGTACAACCTTTTACAAGTATTATAAAGATGATCCTAAATTTCAAGGCGAATGTAAAGAGATTGAAGAGTTTGCCCTAGATTATGCCGAAAGCCAATTACATAAGCAAATAGGCGAGGGATCTGTCGCAGCAACTATATTCTACCTAAAAACAAAAGGAAAGAAACGAGGGTATGTAGAAAGGCAAGAGATCACAGGATTGGACGGTGACAACTTATTTTCAATTAAAGTCGTAGATGCCAGAGATACTAACGAATAAAGTTTACGATCATTTAGATGATTCGCAGAACAAAATTGTAGTCGAACAAGGTGGAACAAGATCTGGTAAGACTTACAATATATTAATGTGGCTAATATTCAAATATTCTACAACCAATAAAAAGAAGACAGTAACAATTTGCCGTAAGACATTTCCTGCAGTTAGAGCAACTGCTATGCGTGATTTCTTTGATATATTAAAAGAGTACGGATTGTACCGAGAACAGTATCACAATAAATCTAATAGTGAGTATTACTTAAACGGAAACAGGTACGAGTTTATTTCTCTGGATCAACCACAAAAAATTAGAGGTCGTAAAAGAGACTTGCTGTTTATAAATGAAGCCAACGAATTACATTTTGAAGACTGGCAGCAGTTAATATTTAGAACGTCCGAGAAAATTATAATTGATTTTAATCCAAGTGAGGAGTTTCATTGGATTTATGATAAGGTACTAACTAGAGATGATGTAGATTTTCATCAAACAACTTATAAAGATAATCCGTTTTTAGATCAAACCATTATAGACGAGATAGAACGTTTAAAAGGAATTGATGAGAACTACTGGAGAGTTTACGGTTTAGGAGAAAGAGGAGCATCACAAAGTCTTATATTTAGATTTAAAACAGTAGTAGACATACCAAAGACTGCAACGTTTGTAGGTCGAGGACTTGACTTCGGTTTTTCGAACGATCCAACCACGTTAGTAGAAACATACATCGAGGGTGACGATATGTATTGCAGAGAAATCATTTATCGTACTGGAATGACAAATCAAGATATTGGTAATGAGTTTAAAAGAATAGGACTCGACAGACGTGATGAAGTTTGGTGTGATAGTGCAGAGCCAAAGAGTATTGAAGAGATCCACCGTATGGGTTGGAACTCAAAACCGACCTACAAAGGAGCAATTAATCAAGGTATTGATATGATCAGACGTTACCGTCTAAACGTAACACAGGACAGTACCAATATGATTAAGGAGTTAAGAAACTACAAATACATAGAAGACAAAAACGGACAGTTGACAAATAAACCAATAGATGCTTTTAATCACGCAATCGACGCATTGAGATATTCGATTGTCAATAAATTAGGTAGACCGAAATATGGTACTTACGCCATACGATAACTGACTTTGTACATATAACATTAAAAATAAATGAAAAAAACTTATTAAAAAATTTTGATAACTGAATAATACTTCCTATATTACAGTATCATTAACAATTAAAAGACAACAAAATGACTCACATCGGATTAGTACAATTAAATTTAGATCAAACCAGAATTGATAAAATACAATATATTAACTCAAAATTTGACAGGGAACTAGGAGACATAATGACAATATCTGGAGAGCGATTCAGAGTAGGCGTAATTGGAGAAACTAGAAATTCAGTAATTGCTGCTTTAAACGGATTTATATCTAAACAAAATTCTTTAATTAGAAGACAAAATAAAATTGCAAACAGAAAATCAGATATTGAATTTGCTAAAATAACAAATCAAATATTTAAAGATCTTAACATTATTTAATAAAAAAATATTATATTACAGTATCATTAATTTAAAAGACAAAACAATGAAAAATTATTCAACAGAGATCCGAGACTTTTATTTGTACGTATCTGACTTTTACAATCACAAAACAGGCGTTTATCCAATTGCCACAGATCAAAAAATACAGGAATGTGTTAACCAATATTTAGAGAGCAAACCATTATCACAAATCTACTTTGATACAATCGACAGAGAAATGGTAAGATTATTAATAGGAAAATAAAAAGACAATGAAAACAGATTTTGAAATTATAGGATATAGCGTTGATATTTATTATCGTAAAAAATATTATGGCTGTTATACAATTGAGCAGCCAGACAGAGATGTAATTGGATATGCAGGACGCAGAGACGAAATACTGACAGAAAACTGGATATATAAAAATAAAAGGATCAAAGCAGGATCGACTGTAACAACCGAATGTTATCCACTTTGTGGACGTATGATCGGATCAATTGACGAAAAAATAAAAAGACTATCAGAAAGTAAACAATTAATTAATCCTTAAAAGACAATGAAAGCAAACGAAACGATTACAGGCTTTGAACGAGATTGTTCGATACCAATTAACATTAACGGAGCAGAAGCAACTAGAGGTTACTACAACCTTGTTATAAGCATAAGGGATCTTAAACTTTGGAAAGCAGGAATGAGACCACACAGACATTGGCGAATAACAGATGTAAAAAAATACTTTGGTATTACTGGAAAAGTAGATGTGCTTATACATACATTAGAACACTTTTTAAACAATAACGTTAAATAAAAATTATGAGAGTAGCAAAAGAATTAAAATTAAATCAGTTTGAATTTTGGAGTGGAGCAAAAAACTTTGCAGATCAATTAACTTATAAAGAATTGCAGCAATTAGAAGACTGCATTGAAGACCTGTATGGCGAAGAAGTGCCGAGTGAAACTGAAATAAATGATCTGTTTTGGCACGAAGACGAAATGCTTTGTGAGTGGCTAGGTTTAGATCCAGACGAAGTTTACGAGAGATAATGTAAAATAATTTAAAAAAACTTATTAAAAATTTTGGATAACTAATAAAAAGAACTATCTTTGATGTGAACAATAATTTAAAAGACAATATTATGAACTCAAAAGTAATTGAAATTTTAGCAAAAACAAGAGTAAGATTTGACGCAAAGATTGGTAAGACCACTACATTGCAAGAAGCTATCTTATTTGAAACAGAAAAACTAACAAGATTAGCAGCACAAAACGACTACCCTTATTAATAATCACAGGGGTGTAAAAACCCCTTTTAAAAGACAATATTATGAATAACAATCCAGAATTAGGCTACAACTTTTTAATCACTGATGCAGACGTTGAAAACAACCAAATCGAGCAAAACAAGATTTCAAGAAACAACAAAATTGTAGAAGCAATCCAATTAATTGCCGAAGCAAGAGATTTAGTGTATCAAGCACTAGAAAACGACAGAGAAGACTTTAAACACTTTGAAGCATACGGATCTTACGGACTAGATCAAGCGATCGGTGAGGGCAATCCTTATGACTCATCTTTACATTCACTTTTAAAAGACTAAAAAAATGAAGACACAAGCAGATACGTTAAGACAGGATATAAGGCAATTAGAAGTGCTTTTAATGACTGCAACAATAAATAAGGACATAACACTAGAGCGTAAGACATATCACGAACTAGACGTCTTAAAATCAACCTTAATGAATATAATGTAATGAGCGACAAGATCCAAGAATTTTTTATTTTAAAAACTACACAACTACACTCAACGAATGGCGTTGTACATTTAGAAGCAATAGGATATGATCCAGAAGACGGCTATATTAATATTGAGTGGGACGCTCGATCTTTATTAGAAGATATACCATCACTTTATAGAATGGCAAAACAAGCTGTAAAACAAGAAGACAAGTATAATAAACAGAAGTACAAAGAATTTAAAAAACTATTGTAAAATAAACAACGGACGCGTTGGAGTAGTGTATAAATGGAAAAACCAAATAAGCTACTTAATTAAACCCTTGCAGAAATGTAGGGGTTTTTTTTATTATCTTTATTTTTTTAAAAACTTTTATTTAAAATCGTTATAGTAATATGGAGTACGAAATTAGAATACCTACTGAACTTAAAGACATCACGTTAAGGCAATATAAAGCATACGAGAAAGTCATACAGGCAAACATTGAAGACCAACATTCAGAAAAATTTATTAACACTAAAATGTTAGAGATCTTCTGTAATATTCCGTTTGAGTATGCCAGTAAAATGAAGTTAAATGATTTTGTAGAAATAGTAGACAAGATCAATGCAATGTTAATGGAAAAACCAGACCTAGTTAAGTTTTTTAATATGGGTGATAGTCAGTTTGGCTTTATACCAAATCTTGAAGATATGACGTTCGGAGAGTATGTAGATCTGGACAACAATATTGGAGACGCTAAAAAAATTGAATATGTAATGGCAGTTTTATACCGACCTGTAAAACAGAAAGTTGGAGACAGATATTCTATACACGAATACGAGCCAGAGTTATTTCGTGAAGCGATGCTTGGTATGCCAATGGACGCAGTAGTGAGTTCAATACTTTTTTTTTGGAATTTAGGGATCGATTGCACCAACGCTATGATGAGTTATTTGCCACCACAGGAGAGAGCATTGATACGTCAGCAGCAGGAGGATTTGGGAATAAATGGGGGTGGACTCAATCAATCTACCAACTCGCTAACGACGATATTACAAAGTTTGAAACTGTAACAAAATTAAATGTAAATTTCTGCTTAACAATGTTGGAATTTAAAAAGGAAAAAAGCGAATTAAATAAAACACAAATAAATAAAAATTTCAAGTAATGGCTGTTAACGAATATCAAGGAGCAAGAAGCTATATCGAATTAATAGAGACGTTAAGAAACACTTGTTTAAATAACAAGAGCATTACGACTGTATCGCTTGGCGATTTGTCAGAAGTGGATCTGGAGAAACAAACCATTTATCCGTTAGCACATATACAAATAGGGAGTGCTAATTTTAGTAGTACCATTATAACCTATGACGTTAGTATCTTATTTATGGATATAGTACACTCTGATTCAACAGAAAACGAAGCAGTAATATACAATAACGATAATGAAAACTTTGTATTTAATACAATGCTAAATGCAGGAAATCACGTAACAGACGAATTTAATAGTGGGATCTTAAATGACGGAAACACGAGAATTATGCGTGAGACTGTAACAGCAGAGCCGTTTAAAGACAGATTTGAGGATCTTGTTGCAGGTTGGGCATTTTCATTTCAAATAGAAACACGTAATAATATCAACAGATGTCTTACTTAAAAAATCTAAACAAAGCCTTAACAGATTTTGGTAGAAATGTAATTTCAAAATCAAGATCCAATCTAACTAGAAAAAAGAAAAAAGTAACAGGCAACTTGTACAAAAACTTGACGTATCAAGTAAAAGAAGCAGGTAGCAGTGTTTATGTAATTTTTGATTTAGGAGACTATGGGAACTTTGTAGACAAAGGAGTAAAGGGAGCAGATCCAAGCATAATTGATAAGTGGACAAAAGGAAGATTAAAAGGAAAACAAAAAGCACCATTAAGTCCGTATAGCTATAAAAGTAAGTACCCACCAATTAAACCATTATCTGAATGGGCAAAAAAAAAGAATATTAGATTAAGAGATGCAAAGGGTAGATTTGTAAGAGGTAACTACAAGTCCATAGGATTTGTTTTAAGCAAGTTTATATTTGCACAAGGGATCAAACCCTCATATTTTTTTACAAACCCTTACAACGTATCTAAAAAGAAACTACCAGAAAAGGCAACCAAAGCATTTGTATTTGATTTAGTAGAAGATATTAGAGACGCCTTTAATAAACAAAAACAAAAATAGATGAGTACAATAATTAACGCTAGGAGTCCATATTTTAAAAAGTATACAAACACTACACAAGGATATAACTTGTCTTCAATAAAGGCTAAAATAACTGTTTGGAGTGGATTGCTTTCAGCGCAACCTGCAACACCAACCTACAATATAACAAAAGGAAACATTGGTAGTGAGGAATTTACAAATTTAGAATTATCTGTTTTAGTTAGAGATTTTTTAGATACTGAATATTATAGTGTGACGCAAGGAATAACAGGAACGGCAGATGATGCTGTATGGGTAAAAGTAGATGTGGATCTGTACGACGGTATTTCAAATTTTCAAAGTGAGTCTGATACGTTTTTAGCGTTTGACGGTTATGGCTATTGGGACGAGGGTAGCAACCCAAGAACAAGCATAACAAGTACTGCTGTACCACCTACAAACTTTACGCCAATGGTATTTATGGACAATCGAATTGTTTATTTTAAAGCAGGTGAAGATATTAGAATCCCTATATTTTCAGAGTCTTGTGCAAACGTAACAACTACAATCTCATCAGTATGGAATACGACAGACTTATATTGGGAGCAATCTAATATAAACTGGGAAGCAACCTCAATACCTCAAAACGTAGTAGATAGCGATAATAGTTTAGACAAAATACAGTACGTTATTATTGATAGCACGTCGGCTTTAACAGGAGACACGATCACAATTACAAGTACGTGTGGATTAGCACAAACAGTTGTTATAACATTACAAGAAATTGAATGTGGAAAGTATGACGATTTTAGAGTTATTTTCTATAATAAGTACGGAGCATTACAGGACTTTTATATGAGTAAAAAATCCCAAAAAACTTTAAAAGTTAAGTCTGACGATTATAACAGAAATATATTTAATAGAGCAAATAATAATTACAATATAGCAAAACACCAAAAGTATACATTTAATTTAAGAGCAAATCAATCGATAACTTTAAACAGTGAATTTTTGCCAGAAACTTTCAACCTGCTAGTTGAGCAGTTATTTATTTCAGAGCAAGTTTGGATCTCATTAGTAAATATAGTGCAGCCAGTTGTAGTTGGATCAAGATCCTTAAAATACAAAACTCATATAAATGATAAATTAATCCAATATACTGTTGACTTTGATTTCAGTAATTCATACTTAAATAATGTAATATAAATGTACACGATTGAATTATACATAGACGGAAAACGAGTTGATTTATTTAAAGACGAGAGTGTTAAAATAACGGACAGTATTCAAAATATAAGAGATATTGACAAGGTTTTTACTGCCTTTACTCAAACGTTTAATTTACCTGCTTCAAAGGTTAACAACCAGATCTTTAAACACTACTATAACAGTGACATAGATAACGGATTTGACGCAAGAAAAAAAGTAAACGCTGTAATTGAATTAAACGCTTTACCATTTAGAACAGGTAAGGTAAAATTAGAGGGAGTAGATCTAAAAGACAGAAAGGCACATACATATAGAGTTACGTTCTTTGGGGACATTTCTAAACTTAAAGATCAGTTAGGTGGAGACAAATTAGCTGACATAGATTTTTCTCAATATGATGAAGATTATAGTTCGGCTAGTATAATATCGAAATTTTCTCAAACTAATATTTCTGATTTTACAAATATTGTAGCACCACTTATAACACACACGCAAAGGCTGTTTTATGATAATTTAAGTAACGTTGCTGATAGTGGTAATTTAAAGTATGGCACTGCTGTTCAAGGAGTTAAATGGAATGAGTTAAAATATGCAATCCGAGTAAACACTATTTTACAACAATTAGAGTTACAATATAACATTGAATTTTCAACTGATTTTTTTAGAAATGTAGCTGTCAAAGAAATGCACGGAATGTTTTTATGGCTGCATAGAAAATCTGGGCAAGTAGAAGATTTATCTGGAGCAAATATTGTTGAGACATTAGTAGACTGGAATTTTATAGCGTCAGAAGATTATTTTGAAATTTATAATACTACGTTTTGTTCTTATTATACCAATTCTGCAATCGATTTCTTGCGTCTTGTAGTTACTCCTAATAGTAATTATTTTCAAACTCTTTACGGAATAAGAATTGAAGAAAATGGGCAGGTAGTATATAATTCTGGATTAACAATAACAGGATCTATAACAATAAATGCTTTAACAGAGTGGAGTTATTTTGGTGGGTGTTATGAGGTTTATGTTATAACTGACTTGGATATGGAGTTCTCTAGTGTTGAATGGCAAGGTAGAGGAACAACTTTTGGCACTCCTTATTTTATTAATTATGATACTGGATTTTTTGCTGCTACTAATGTTTTTAAATTTAATGTATCAAAGCAGATACCAGACATTACAATTTTAGACTTTTTAACAGGATTGTTTAAAATATTTAATTTAACTGCTTATGCAAAAGACGGAAAAATAGTTGTTCAAACTTTGGACGATTTTTACAGTGAAGGGCAAGGACATTTATTAGGAACAAAAGGAATTGACATAACAGAATATGTAGATATTGAAGCCAATACTGTTAATGTAGCTTTACCTTTTAGAGAAATATTTTTTCAATTTGAAGACACAAAAACATTTTTAGCAAATAAGTTTGGCGAGATCACTGGACGTGCTTGGGGTAAATTGAATTATAGTGCAGGAGAAGAAAATTTGGACGGTGGCACATATCAAATAAAAGCACCTTTTGGACACTTACTATACGAAAGAATAAACGACGCAAGTAATGGTGCCTTAAAAGACATACAGTGGGGTTATAATGTAAACAATGATCAGAGTGCTTATTTAGGAAAACCACTTTTGTTTTATCCAATTAGGGTAAGTTCTGGTGCAATTAGCATAGTAGATGAGGTTGACGACGATAATGTAGCTGTATCACATATTTCAAGAAGCACTGTAATAATGCCTTTTAATACTGTTGTTTTAGATCCTGCTGTAAATAACTTTCAATTAAATTATTTTGACGAAATTAATGAGTGGACAAGAAACGAAAATGGAAAAATTTTTACAGGTAATTTATTTAATAGATACTACACTAATTATATAACAAGTGTTTTTAATACTCAACAAAGATTAGTAAAAGTAACAGCTTATTTACCATTAAGTTTTTTATTAACTTATAAATTATCTGACAGGATTATAGTAGCAGACCAACAATATAAAATTAACTCAATATCTACAAATTTAAAAACAGGTAAAAGTAACCTTGAACTTGTTATAGATAGATTTGTACAATACAATACACCGTAAATATGATAAAGGAGACATTAGACGCATTAAAATTATGCAAAGGAGAGACAGAGACCATAAGAATAGCAAAAGGCAAACACAGCCTACCTAACGGCTTAAAAGAGGGGTATAAACAACTTAAACAAGAAATACAATGGCTGAAATACAAAAAATAATAATTCAAGTTGATACTGGTGGCGCACAAAAGTCTGTAAAAAAACTAGGTGCAGAAACTGGAAAAGTATCGAAATCAGCCAAAGCAACAGGTAAAGGATTAACAGGTGGATTTGCAGGATTAAAGGCAGGAATATTATCTGCAATACCTGCCTTAAATATGTTTAAAATTGCCCTTGTTAGTACAGGAGTTGGAGCGATTGTAGTAGCCGTAGGTGCATTAGTTGGAATTTTAGCCAAAGCAGCAAAAGCAGGTGCAGACTTTCAAAAAGGTGTTTCTACTTTATCAGCAGTTACAGGTCAATCAGCAGACGAATTAAAAAGAGTAACAGAACAAGCCAAAGAGTTAGGAGCAACAACAGCCTTTACTGCAATAGAAGTTTTAGGACTTCAAACAGAATTAGCAAAATTAGGTTTTAGTTTACAGGATATTGAAAACTCAACACCTGCAATATTAGACTTGGCAGCATCATTAGAAGTTGATTTATCAAGTGCAGCAGCCTTTGCAGGAGCAACAATAAAAGGTTTTGGATTAGAGACAACGGAAACGCAAAGAGTTGTTGATATAATGGCATTATCGACAAGTAGATCTGCATTAGACTTTGAGAAGTTAAGAGAGTCAATGAAATTGTTAGCACCAACAGCAGAAGCAGCAAATGTATCAATTGAAAGATCGACAGCTTTATTAGCAGCTATGGCAGACAGAGGTATTGCAGGATCTATGGCAGGAACTGGATTAGGTAAAACTTTTATTGAGTTATCTAAAACAGGTATGACATTAGATGAAGCTATGGATAAAGTGAACGGATCTACAAACAGACTAAAAACTGCAATTAAATTAGTTGGAATAAATGGTGGTAGAGCATTATTAAGTTTAGCATCAACAGGTAAAGAAGCATTAGACGATTTAGAACAACAGTTTATGAACGCAGAGGGATCTGCAGCAAGAATGGCAGAAGTTAGACTAGATAATTTAGAGGGTGATATGACTAAATTAGGATCTGCGTGGGAAGGGTTTTTGTTAGGAGTTGAAGACGGAGAAGGTCCTCTAAATAAATTACAAAGAAGTTTAGTTCAAGGATTAACTTGGGCAATTTCAAAACTTGGATTAGTTGTAGATGTTTTGGCATTTTCGTTTACAGATACTTGGACGCAGATTAAATTAATGACGACAGGTGCAGTTGATGTCACAGTAGGCTTGTTTGGATTAATGGCTAACGGAATTAAAATTGCAGCAGGTAAAATTATGCTGACAATTGCAGATATACCAATTATTGGTTCTGGACTTGACAAGGCAGTTATTGAAAAAAACATTAAAGAAGCCGAAGCTGCAGTTACAAAAGGTGCTGAAAGATTACAAGAGGGATTACAAAAGTTCAAAGATGTAGCTGTTATGAGAATGACGGCTGCTGCAAGATTTCAAGCAACGCAAGTTGGTAAGGCAGAACGAACTGAACAGGCTAAACAACACAAGGAAACACAAGCGCAAAAAGAAGTTCAGGCAAAAGAAGATGAGGAAACCAGAAAAAAGAGATTAGCAACCAGAAAAAAAGAGTTAGAAAAATTAAAGAAACTAACAGACAAGTACACAAAAGAAGCTGAAAATTTACTAGATACTACAAATGTGCAAAAAGTAGCTAGGCAAAGGGAAAGAGCATTAGCAGAATTAGAAGCTGTTAAATTGTCTGCAACTGAAAAAGCAGAAGCGTTAAAGAAAATAGAAGATCTTTACAAGACCAAAGAAGCTGCAGCAGTATTAGCAGACTCTTTAAAAACAAAAGAGGATAAACTCAAAGAGCAAGAGGAGTTAATGGCAAAATTGACACTGGACAAAGAAACAGAAGCGTTGTCATTTGAGGAGCAAAGAACATTAATAGCAGAACGGAAAGCCTTGTTACTAGAAGACGACACTTTAACGGCAGAACAAAAAGCTGAATTAATGAAAGGATATGCAGATCAAGAAGAGGCATTAGAAGCTAAAAAACGTGCATCTAGACAGCAGACATTAGACAATGCCATATCAATTGCAGGTGCAGAGAGTGGAGTTGGTAAAGCCTTGTTAGTAGCTAAACAATTACTAGCTGCCAAAGAAATGATAATTGACATTAAATCGACTATTGCGTCAGCAAAAGCATCTGTTCAAAAATCAACAGTAAAAGCTGCAGAAGCAGGAGCGTCTGTTGCAGCAGGTGCAGGAAAAACAGCATCAATTGGTTTTCCCCAAAACATACCTATGATTATTGGATATGCAGCACAAGCAGTTGGGATTATTTCAGCAATTAGATCTGCTACATCAAAGGCAAAATCTGTTGCAGCACAGGCAGGTGCAAGTGGAGGAGGTGGAGCGAGTATTGCAGCACCAACAGCAAATGCAGGTTCTGCACCCCCAGAATTTAATATTGTTGGATCAAGCGAAACCAATCAATTAGCAGACGCTATTGGTGGACAATCACAGACTCCTATACAGACTTATGTAGTAGCAAATGATGTAACGACATCACAGAGTTTAACTAGAAACATAGTTGACGGAGCATCATTAGGATAAACGCAAAATAAATAAATAAAAACGTTATAGAGATATGAGAATAGTAGAATTAATATTAGATGAGGATCAAGATAATTTTGTAGAAGCAATTTCAGTTGTAGAAAGTCCTGCAATTGAACAGGATTTTATAGCTTTAAAAGATAATAAAATTAAATACGAATTTACAGAAATTGACAAAGAGCAAAAAATATTAGTCGGTCCAATTTTAATACCAAATAAACCAATTTACAGAAAAAGTAAAGATGAGGAATATTACATATATTTTAGCAGAGATACTGTTAAGAGATCTTCGCAACTATACTTGAAACAAGGTAATCAAAGTAACTCCACTTTGGAGCATAAAAATAAATTAGAGGGTTTAACTCTTGTTGAAAGTTGGTTGATCGAGGATAAAGCAAATGACAAATCAAATATGTATGGAATGGATCTGCCGTTAGGTACGTGGATGGGATCTGTAAAAGTTGATAATGACGACATCTGGAATAACGAAATAAAAAACGGTAAAGTAAAAGGATTTAGTATAGAGGGGTATTTTGCTGACAAAGCAGAAATGTCAAAACAGAATGAAGATGAGAAACTTTTAAACGAATTAAAAGACCTTTTACAAAATGAGAAATAAAACCTTTAAAACACCAAGCAGAACAAGTCCAAAAAATAGCCGTAGAGGTTGTTTATGTGCTGACAATACATACTCATCAAAATGCTGCGACGGAAGTTTACAGGCACAGGGAATTGGGCGAATAACAGCAATACCATTAGAAGACAAAAAACCTTAAACGCAAAATGTAATTTATTAATCGTTAATTAACTATAAACACAAATTTTATGAATGTAGCAGCAGACACATTAAACAAAGTAAAAACCTTATTAGGTTTAGAAGTGTCTTTGGAACAAATGAAACTAGACAACGGAACTGTTATTGAAGCTGAAAAGTTTGAAGCAGGAGAGTCTGTTTTTATTATTACCGAAGATGAGAAAGTTGCTTTACCAATCGGAGAGTACGAACTCGAAGACGGATCTAAACTTGTTGTCCAAGAAGAGGGTATTATTGCCACATTTGGATCAACAGACGAAGAGGAAGTTGTTGAAGAGGAAGTAATTGAAGAGGAAGTTGAAGCAGAAGACGAAGAAACCGAAATGGAGTACGTTTCAAAACGTGAGTTTACAGAAGCAATGACTGAAATTGTTAAGATGATTGAAGAGATCAAAAACAAAGAAGTAGAAGCGTCGGACGACACTAGTGGATCATTAAAGTCAAGAACAGTAAAAGAAGAGTTTGAGGAGCAAGAAATAGATGAGTTACAGACTCAACTAACAGAAGCAGCCGTAAAACCTCTTAAACACGCTCCAAAAGAGGAGTCTACTTATAAGGCTAAATTTAATTTCAATAAAAACAAACAACAAACGCCATACGATAGAATTGTGGCAAAAATTTCAAACATTAAAAACTAAACAAAATGGCAGTACAACCAACAATTACAACGACGTATGCAGGTCAATTTGCAGGAGAATATATCGGAGCAGCTTTATTATCTGGTAATACACTTGCGAATCAATTAATTACGATCAAACCAAACATTAAATTAAAAGAAGTAATTAAAGTCGTAGATTATGCTTCGGCAATTGCAGCAGGAACTTGCGATTTCACATCAGCAGGAACTGTAACTTTAACAGAGCGAATTTTAACACCAGACGAATTACAAGTAAATCTTGAACTTTGTAAGACACCATTTCAGTCGGATTGGGAAGCAGAATCTATGGGTTATTCAGCACACGATGCTATGCCACCTAAATTTTCAGATTTCTTTATTGCAAGAGTATCTGCAGATGTAGCGAAAGGTACAGAGCAAAGAATTTGGGGAGCAGACGGATTTCAAGGATTATTTACAAATGCAGCGTTTGCAGCAGAAGGTGGAACTACAATAGCACCTGCAGCAATAACAAGTTCAAATGTAATTGCTGAAATGGGTAAAGTAGTAGATGCAATTAATTCTGCACTTTATGGCAAAGAGGATCTATTTTTATATGTATCACAAAATGTCGCTCGTGCTTATGTAAGAGTATTAGGTGGATTTGGATCTTTTTTAAACGGAGAAGCAAATTCTGGTACAGATAACAAAGGTACGCAATGGTATGACGGTGGAGCAGGACTTACTTTTGACGGAGTAAAAATTGTTGTTGCAAATGGACTAGTAGATAACCGAATAATAGCTGCTGAAAAAACTAACTTATTTTTTGGTACAGGTTTATTAAACGACCAGAACGAAGTTAAAGTGCTAGATATGAGCGATTTGGACGGTAGTAAAAATGTCAGATTTGTTATGAGATATACGGCAGGAGTGCAATATGGTATTGCATCGGACATTGTATATTACGGAGCATAAATAATAATCAAATTTACCCTTGTCTTAATAACGAGGGTAAGTTTACAAAAACCAAAAGCAAATGAGTTGTTTAATAAATAAAGGAAGATTAGAGCCTTGTAAAGATAGCGTTGGTGGATTAACTGCCGTTTATTTTATAGATCACGGAACGTTAGGAGCGATTACGTACGGAACACCAACAGGAGAGCCAACTGGAACAAGTGGAGAAATTACAGCACTTGCAGGAACACCAACAGGATATAAATTTGTCCTTAAAGGTAATAGCAGTTTAGAGCAGACAATTACATCAAGTAGAGAAAATGGGACTACATTTTACGATCAAGTTGTAAGTTTAACATTAAAAAAGTTATCTGTTCAAACAAATGATGAATTAGCTTTATTAGCTGTTGCAAGACCACATATTGTAGTAGAAGACAATAACGGAAACGCAATGTTAGTAGGTACTGAATATGGAGCAGATCTTAATGGAGGTACAGTAGTAACAGGAGCAGGAATGGGTGATTTATCTGGGTATACTTTAACATTTCAAGGAATGGAGAAAAAAGCTGCTAACTTTTTAACAGGTGGAGTTGCAGGAGTAGGAATTACTGTAAGCACCGAGTTTATAACTGATATTTAATATCTTATAATCAATCAAATAATTAGGGTAGCCAAAGGTTGCCCTTTTTTTTTGCTCAAATTTTTGCAAATATTCATTATTTTATCGTTATAGATTTATGATAGTATTAAAACCAATAGATACAGCACAAATTATTTACGTAATACCTAGAATAGCGATATATTCTACAAACATTGAATTAAGTATTATTGACGATATAACAGGAAAAACCTTAACTTTAACGCAGACTTCTGAATTTTATGGAGATTATTTAAAAATAGACTTATCTGTTGATGATTTGGTTAAAAATAGATATTATACTTTTAGAATTAAATCAGTAGCAAATTTAAAGAACATTTATAAAGACAAGATTTTTGTAACCGATCAAGTTATAGATCAAAAACAAAATAAAACCTATTCAATAAATAAAGACCAATATAAAGAAGTTGAAAGTAATAATGATTACATTGTAATATGAGCAGAAGAAAACCAGAACAAGGAAAGATTAATGTTGTAAATTTAAGTAATTACACGAGTCCAGATATTACTGTAAATAAAACCAAAGATTG